GCATCCAGGCTCCTGTGGATATTGTAGCCCGTTTGAGAATGATTTATCAACTGGCACGATCTCTCCATCCAGTTCTTGGTGTGCTGGTCTTGTCCTGCCGTCCATTGTTGCTATCCATTCTTTATGCGTGGCTACTTCACTTTGCTTATAAGCTTCAATAAATCCCTCGTTGTTGGCGGCCGTTGATTCGGTTCTTGAAATCATATCTGATCTCCATGTTGGAAATTCCTCGTATGCCGAATTGATCCTGTCGCTTATTTGGATCATGCTTTCGCCTTGTAATAATCCATCATTGATTGTTGCGGTTATCTTTTCTCTTGTTGTATGGTTAACTCCTAGCCCGAATTCTTCTGCTCTCTTTTCTAACACCTTACGGATTGCCTCTGTCATTTCAAATCCTTTGTCTGGGTTGACCATGGCCATTGCCTCTATTCCTGCCATCCGAGTAAACTCATCTAAAAATGGCAACACGAACTCTGCAAATATTGGCTCTTGATCTTTATAAAAATTGTTAATTGATTTTTTTGTTTCCTTGCCGACTGCTTTTGTTAAATCAAGTTTACTTAACATCGCAATTAATTCATCGCCTTGTTTTTGTGCTATTCCATTCATTGCTGTCTTTAATATCTCAGCACGATGATCTATTTGTTTGATTGTTAGTTCTGCATACTTCTCTCTGATATCTCCTTTAATCAATGGCGTTACTTCTTTTTTGTCGTCATTGCTATTTTCTTTGATATCTTTTGTTTTCTCGATTGTCGTTCTTTTTTTGAATGTTTTACCGAGCTCTTTTACTAACTCCTCCTTGAGTTTGAATTTCTTTAATAACATATTGCGTCCTTTGAACACTCTAAGCTTATTATCTTTAATCTCCTGTTTTTTCCTTTCAATCCATTCTTCAATAAACTTCGATTGATTTCCTTTGCTTAATCCACCAGACGGCATGTCACTGAATGGTCTATAAATAGTCCATCCTCCCTCGATTGGTTCGAGGTTCTCCTTTGCTCTTATTTCATTAACAAGCAAATACTTGTTTGTAATTCCTGTTTCGTATTCCTTGATTGTTTGCTCTCTGTTCTCTGGTGTTGGATCCTCGTAATCAATAAATAAGTTATCACCGAAGTCCGGTATTATTAACTCTTCATTTATCTTCTCTGTTAGCATTGATATCTCTGGCTTGACTACTTCGCTCAAAAATATATACATCGATGTTTCTGCATTGGCCCGGTTGACGTCGTCTGTAATGGCCACGATTGCTTTTGGTACTCCAAACGCTACTAGTATGTCATCTCTAGTAAATTTCAACGATTCTATATAATCCATTTCTCTCTGGCTTATGCTGACTTGCTGATACTCGATGTCGCCCTCTACTATGGCCAGTTTACTATTCTTGCCTACTCCTTTGTGTTTCTTTTCAAATTCCTCCCTAATTTCATCTTTGGCGTCTTTATCTAAATTCATCCCGGTGTTTGCCTTAATGATTCCATCTGGCCTGGCGTTGTTCAAAAAGAAGTCACGCTGATATTCTCCTGCGTATTTCTCTGTGTCTATTCTGACTGTCGCGCTTTTGACTGGGCTTGTACCGAAGTAATCATTCAATGGTGTTGGGTATTTGAAATGCACCACGTCGTCTGGATCTAATATTTCCTGCGTTCCATCTGTTTTATTAAACTTATATGCTTTTATAAAATCTTCCGGATCCTTTATTATCTCAATAAAATCTGGTCTTAAGTTCCATAGCTCAGCTACCTGTCCTCTTTCGTTCCTAACCTTAAACCAGAAAGCGTCGCCGCATAACTTTTTGTTGATCATTGTTATTTTCAAAAACTCTGATTTGGTTTGAAATGGATTAGGCTTGTGCAATAAATCAAGCGATGGATGATCCTGTATTTCACGCACGTCGCCTTTTGAATTCATTATTTGATAAAGGTCCAGGTCTATCGATGATACCTTTTCTGCTATTTTATACACACATGCAAAAACATAGAGCGATTTCTCGTACTGCTCTAGCATTTTTGTCTTGCTCCAGGCCCCAGATGTTAGCCTATTTAATATTTCAAATCCCCCGTATTGAACTATTGTTTTCTTTTTGAGTGCATTTGTTATTTTTGTGATTATTCCCATGTTTTTATTTCCCCCTTACTTCTTTATTTTCAAATCTTTTAATCCAATTACAATTTGCACAAAGTAATTGATAATCCTTACTTCCACTTAATATTTTTTCGAGTACGAATTTAAGATAAGTTCCTTTACATGTTCTTACTTCTTTTGCTCCGCCGCCATTAATATGATCTATCTGTAATGCCCTTGAATCGTTAAATCCACACTTAACACATTCACCGCCAAGTAAGGAGTGAATGGCTAATTTCATTTTTTGTTGCCATTTTCTTGCCCTTTTCGCTTGATTCAAAAGTTCTTTTTCACTTCTTTCTTTGTATGGTTGATTAGTCATATCTTTATTATAGCATTATTTTATAAACGTGTCACTCTTGGCACAGGCATTTTTCTCATCTGCCATGCAATGGCTCTTGCGAACACTCTATCATCGTGTTTGTTCGATTGATGTTCTGGCCTGTTGCTTTTAGTATATATCATATTACGCGCTTCGTCTTCTGCGTCTTTGTATGTTTCGATCAACTCTTCTTTTCTGTATGCCTCTTCTAATTCAGTGATCATCACTGGTCTAGTCGTTCCTGATGTTACCCATTCCTTATGTCTGATCCTTTGCACCGTTGCCTGTCTGGTATGCGCTACTCCGACGCCATTCTTTTCTATTCCAAGCATAATTCTAAATTGCGGCTTTCCGTCTTTATCCATTATAACATTTTTTATCTTTGTCCAGAAGATATCTATCGGCTCATTGCTTGTATGTTCATAAATCACGTACGCTTTGTTTTCTAATGGCCTGACGTCTATCACACTAAAACAGTGCGCGTCGCCGTCTATGGTTCCCTCTGCTCCATCTACTCCTGCATATAATACTCTCTTCCTTAATGCCTCGCGCTCTTCCTGTGTTCCCCATTTTTCAAATGCGTCCATATCATCCAATGGCACTCTCTTGCGTTCATCTCTTACTATTCTTTTGAACACTGATCTTCCACTTTGTAAAAAACAACTGACGTCGTCCTCTGGGTATTCCTGCCAGAATAAATCTCCTTTATCCCATATCTTATATCTCCTCCACTTAAATTGTCCTGCCGTCATTAGTATTTTATATTCATCTGCTACTCTTTCGGCCAGTTTCTTTTCCTCTGTTGTTAATCCTGCTACAAACTCATTGTCCGGTATCGCAAACATTTCCTGCACGCTCACGCTTAATCCTTGCTTCTCTTTTTCTGTCATTGAGTCCGAGCTGTATTCTCTATCTATAAACCAAGGTATGAATATGCCGGTGTATGGGCTTTTGCCTGTCTTGGCTTTTTCCCACATATCATAGAATTGCTCTCTGCCGTTTGGTGTTGTTTCAATGTCTATCTGTCCGTATTCGGCGGCTTCCGATATTCCTGCCAGTATCTTTTCTAAGTCATCATAAAACGCGGCCTCTGATAGATGAGCTCTGCTTACTGTATCTCCTCGTCCGAATGCTTTTTGTCCTGCCGTTCCTATAAAGTAATACGAATCTCTCTTTGGGAACTTTATCTCTGTCTTTGAATCGATTGACAGCGTCGGCTTAACTTTCATGTTGTCAATGAAATATTTAACTGAAGCAAATAAACGCTTTGTTGCCCCTTTTTCATGGCTAATAACAACAGCGTTTGTGCTTTTTCTTATACAGTCTATTAGCTGATCCCCATCTATTACTTTACTTAATCCCTTTTGTCGTGCTTTCAGTATCAGGTTTCGGCGCGTCCTCTTTTTCCAGTACCACCTCTGCGCCGTGTTTGATTTGAACTTCACTTTTACTCCCCTCTTGTTTCTTATCCACAGGAGGCTTTCCATCAGCCACCGATTTGTCCTTTTTATTCTTGTCATTGTTTTTATTTAATTCGTCCTCATCTTTATCTATCAAATCTTCTAATGTAATATCTCCGGCAACTACTTCATTAACTACCTTTGGTTTGTATCCCGGGTGCTTTCGATCTAGATAATATCTAATGCATGCACCATCCTTTTTAATCGTTACCTTTCCCCATAGCAAATCTTCGGCTATTGTATTCTTCTGTCCTGTTAAATCATTAATCTTTTTAGCAAAGACTGGGTCCTCTTTCATCCAATTATAAAAAGTATCACGATGTATTTCTACCTTTTCGCAGGTCGCTGATACTACTCCCATGCTCTTTGCCCAATACTCTAAGAATATCTTTTTCATTAACTCTCTTTTCCTGCGCCTCATTATAAGTGATGTCTGGAATTTGTCTGCTAATACATAATCTATCTTCTTTACTATTCTATCTGCTATTACGTATTTCAAAGGCTTGACTATCTTTTGTTTGATGTCGTATTTCAAATCTCTAATAATGTCGGATTTGTCGGATGACTCATCTGTTTTTGTTTCTATTGTTTCTGTCATATTTCTATTATACTACCTTTTTATCATTTTCCTAATCCTTTGCCATATTCTATTACTATAATCTTGAGCATTGTATTTCTATCTACGTATGCTCCTGTTGTCTTACGCCAATGAAAAATAGCGGCTTCGACTACCGCGTCTTGCTCTATGTCTATGTCATGGCTCCATAAGTATTTTTTCTTTGGCACGTCCTCCTCCATCTCATCCTGTTCTGTTGCC